GGTTATTCGCGACCCCAGAATTTTTCTAGAGTCAGGGAATATTTAATTAGGTAATTATGGCAAGCCAAAAAGATGTAGCTGAACACCTTGATTTAAGCGTAAAGCGTGTATCAGAGCTAATTAGAGACGGGATTTTGCCATCCAAGAGAGGAAGTTCTCCTTGCAACCTTGATGTTTGCAGAATTGCATACATTAGCTATCTTAGAAAACTTGGCGGGTATCACAAAAGAAGTGGAACAGGTGATATTGCAGAAGAAAAAACAAAATTAACTGCTGCTCAAGCAAGAAAGGCCGAATTAGAAGTTGAAGAGCTTGAAGCCAGATTAATTCCTTCAGAAGCAGTGCAAGATACTTGGATCAATTATGTATCTAATGTTAGAGCAAAATTATTGGCAATTCCTTCAAGAATAGCCCATCAAGTCATAACAGCAGAAAAATACAGCGAAGCAGAATTGATTATCAAAGAGCAAGTTTATGAAGCATTAAAGGAGCTATCAGAAAATGGACTACCAATTAAATATAGCAAGGATTCTGAAGAATACGAATCTAGCTTGGACTCCACCACCAGATCTTAAAATATCAGATTGGGCTGATTCTTATAGAAAGCTTTCCCCAGAGTCATCTGCTGAAGCTGGTCAATGGAGAACGAATAGAGCCGAATATCAAAGAGGAATCATGGATGCCTTCAATGATCCCAATGTTGAACGTATTGTAGTTATGACTAGCTCTCAAGTAGGAAAAACAGAGATTTTGCTAAATGCAATTGGTTACTACATGGATAATGATCCATCGCCAATGCTTGTTGTTCAGCCAACTTTAGCAATGGGACAGGCTTTTTCTAAAGATAGACTTGCATCTATGATTAGAGATACAGAAAAGATCAGAAATCGTGTAAAAGAAGCAAGAAGCAGAGACAGCGGAAACACTACAATGCACAAAAGGTTCTCAGGCGGCCACATTTCTATAGTTGGAAGCAATTCCGCAGCTGGATTAGCTAGTAGGCCCATCCGTTGTCTTTTTATGGATGAAGTAGATAGATTCGAAGCTTCAGCAGGTAGCGAAGGTTCTCCAGTATCTTTAGCAATAGCAAGAACAAAGACTTTTTGGAATAGAAAAATCTTTTTATGTTCTACACCAACCATCAAAGGACTTTCAGCAATAGAGTCTGCTTTTGAGGAAAGTGATCAACGCTTTTATTATGTGCCATGCCCAGAATGCGATCACATGCAAATTTTGCAATGGAAAAATGTTGTTTGGGAAGAGGACAGGCCAGAAACAGCCAGTTATGCTTGTGAAGAGTGCGGATCTGTAATAGAGGAACACAAAAAGCAGTGGATGATTAAACATGGAAAATGGATAGCAACTAAAGAATTCACCAATATTGCTGGATTTCATATTTCAGAGCTTTATTCTGTTTGGTCAACTTGGGGAAATATGGCAAAAGCTTTTTTAGAAGCCAAAAAACAACCAGAAACCCTTAAAACTTGGGTTAATACATCTTTAGGAGAAAGCTGGGAAGAACAGGGCGATTCCGTTGAATATATGGAATTACTGGATCGCAGATTAAATTATGATATTGAAAACATTCCAGATGATGTTTTGATCCTTACAGCTGGAACCGATACACAAAAAGATAGATTAGAAATAACTTTATGCGGTTGGGGCGAAGATTATCTTTGTTATGTAATAGATCACAAGATATTTTGGGGTGATCCAAATGCTCCGCAGGTTTGGGCAGAATTAGATGATTTTTTAAAACAACGCTTCAAAACTGAATCTGGTAAATTTTTAAATATTTCTTGTTGCACCATAGACTCTGGTGGACATCATACAAATGCTGTTTATGCATTTACTAAGCCAAGACAAGGAAGAAGGGTTTTTGCGATTAAAGGAAGCAATCAAGCTGGTAAGCCAATTGCAAATAGGCCAACTTTTGTTGGTAAAAATAAAGCAGTTCTTTACACAATTGGAACTGATACTGCAAAAGAAGCTATTTTTTCTAGACTGGTTGCCAATTTTGAGAATTGCAACCTTTATTTTCCGCATACAGTTGATGAAGAGTATTTTAAACAATTAACAGCAGAAAAAAGAGTTACCAAATTTGTTAGAGGAAGAAAATCTCTGGTTTGGAAACAGATACGTGAAAGAAATGAGAGCCTTGATTGTCTTGTTTACAATTTTGCAGCTATTTACATTTTAAATCCAAATTTTAAGCTCATAGCATCAAAAATTGGCGAAAAACCAGCCGTAAATCAAAAAAATAGGTCAAAAAAACCAAGATTTGTTAAAACAAACGGTAATTTTGTAAATTCTTGGAGATAATTTCTAAAAAAAGTGTTATGGTAAGCTAGTAAAAATCTATTTTTTAGAGGTTTAGCTATTGAGCAACATATTTGATAGAGCTAACTATCCTTCACAAGAACCAGAAATTTTAGTCGTTGGCGATTATTGGGCTTGGAGAAGAGACGATTTAGCTTCTGATTATCCAGTCGACTCATATTCATTATCTTATGAATTTCACCATGATACAGGCGGTGGGGGATCACATAAATTTACTATTAATGCTACTGAAGCAGATGGAAATTATTTTATAGAAGTTCCATCGGCCACTACAGCTGGTTATGAAATTGGCGATCATGTATGGAGTGCTTATATAACTAGAACATCGGACTCAGAAAGAATAAGGGTTGATTACGGAAGAACAGAAATAACACTTAATTTAGCAGATACTAATGCTGATACAAGATCACATGCTAAAAAAGTTCTTGATAGTATCGAAGCTGTTATTGAAGGACGTGCAACAATAGATCAAAGCTCTATGAGTATTGCTGGAAGATCTTTGTCAAGGCTTTCAATAGATGAATTGCTTCTGTTTAGAGATAGATACAAGGCTGAATATTTGAAAGAAATAAAATTAGCCAGAATTAGAAACAAAAAAGGAAGCGGGAATACCATTAAGGCAAAATTTGGATCCTATGCAACCATAAATCCAACATCGTACACATAAAATGGCTTGGTATAACAGAATATTTAACGTCAATCAGAAAAAACCAACGGTAAAACAAAGATTTAAGAGAGGTTATCAGGCCGCAAACACTGGAAGATTGTTTGCAGACTTTATGACTAGCTCTACTTCAGCAGATGCAGAAATTAAAGATAATCTTAGAGTTATTAGAGATAGGGCCAGAGAATTAGCAAGAAACGATTCTTATATTAATAGATATCTTAATCTCATGGTTAGCAATATCATTGGCAATCATGGCATTAGAGTTTCTTCAAAAGGCAGATATGAACAAACAGGCAACCTTGATGTTGTTGGTAATAATATTATCGAATCAGCGTGGAAAGAATGGGGTAAAAAGGGAAATTGCACACAAAATGGAAGATTATCATTTCTAGATTGTCAAAAAATAGCTGTTGAATCTCTTTTTAGGGATGGAGAAGTTTTAATTAGAACGGTAAAAACTTCTAAATCACCTTTTGGCTTTCAAATACAATTTTTAGAAGCAGATCATTTAGATGAAGATTACAACAATCATAATAAGAGCAATGGCAACAAAATTAAAATGGGTGTTGAGGTTGATCAATATGATAAACCAGTAGCGTATTATTTATATAAAGATCATCCATATAACAAAGATTATGCAAATGAAAAAGAAAGGATTAGAGTTCCAGCAGACGAAATATTGCATATCTATATGCCACAAAGAGCAGAGCAAACTAGGGGAATAAGCCCAATTGCACCAGTCATGGGTGACGTTAAAATGCTTAATGGCTATCTTATGGCAGAAATTACAGCTGCAAGAGTGGCCGCATGTAAAATGGGCTTTTTTACTTCACCAGATGGTGACGGTTACGTTGGAGATAGCGAATATGAAGATTTTTATAATCCAGTTACTACAGCTGAACCAGCAACTTTCGAACAATTGCCAGCGGGTGTTACTTTTCAAGAATTTGCACCTACTCACCCAACTACTGCTTTTGATCCTTTTGTAACTAGCATATTAAGAAGCATAGCATCTGGTTTAAACATTTCTTATCATGCTTTAAGCAATGATTTAACTTCAGTTAATTATTCTTCTATCAGACAGGGTGCTTTAGAAGATAGATCAATGTTTATGTTGTATCAACAATTTATCGTTGATCATATGATTGATCCTATTTATCAAAAATGGTTAACAAGTGCTATTGAATTTGGTTATATAAATTTACCAGTAGCAGTTATTGATAGGTTTGCTAAATCTGTAAACTATATTCCAAGATCATTTAGTTGGATTGATCCGCTAAAAGAAATGCAAGCAAATGTTTTAGGCTTACAGAATGGAACGATTACTTATTCCGATATTTCTGCTTCTTATGGTAGAGATACGGAAGAACTTTTTGAACAACATCAAAAGGAAATAGAATTAGCAAAACAATATGGCATTGAGTTGGCATATCAGCCTTTCGGTGCAAAACTTCCAGTTGAAGCAAACATACAGGGCGGGGAAGATGGTTAAACCAACTTCAGGAATGAAAGAAGAAGCTCAAAGAGGTTTAGACTGGAGAAATAAATTTGGAAACAAAGGATGGTGAAACAAATGGAAAAAGATAGATCTTTAGAAAATGAAATTATGGAAAAAGAAGATAGACATATTGTTGGTGTCACTGAAACAGATGAAACGGTTGTTGTTGAGTTTGCAAAAGAAAATGATGCTGAGGATCAAATAGAAGAATCTTCATATAATGAAGAAGAAGAGGAAAGAAAAGTTGTTAATATGCCTATGAAGTATCGTAGCATTGATCTTTCTAGGGCATCTTTTAT